TCAGTCATCCAGCGAGATACTCCTGTAAGGGCCGGCCCCGAATGTCTCCGAGATCTGGGCCACGTGGATCGTTGCGCCGGCGGCAAGCCCGTCGGCGGCCTGTTCGGCGCTGGCGTAGGTAAAGACCGGGGCGCTCACCTCGGCCCGGCGAAGGACAGCACCGCCCTGGCGGATCTCCACACGGTAAGCCTCGCGCGCCTCGCCCAGCGGGACCTCCTCCCCCTCCCAGCTGTCGCCCGAAATGCGGGTCCGCCGGATCCAGGAGATGTTCAGGCTCCCATCCGCCGGATCGCGCCGCACGCGCAGATGCGCCGGCGCATAGGGCCGCAGGCCAACCCCATCGAACGCCAGTTGCTCCGCAACATAAGTCGGATCCCAGACGCCCCGCTGACCCGGTCCGATGCGGTAATGGCGCGCCAGGCCCCGCGTCTCCTCGCCCAGCGCGACCTGCCTGGGGGCGCCATTCAGCAGAACGATTGTGGCCCCCTCTTCCCAGGCCTCGGGCATGACCCCGTCGGTCCCCTTCTGCCCGCGCAGAAGCTCGGACAAATCATAGGTGTTCTCGCCCACCAGCTCGGCGCGACAGAATTGGATCACCTCCCAGGTGCCGGTGCTGCCGCTGCCGATCGCCAAGGCGTTGGCTCCGTTCAAGACCGCCCCCCGCCCGGCCGAGGACAGCGTGCCCCCCCGTACCTGCACCCGCAGCGCCGTGCCATTGGTGAAAAGCCCCGGCCGCGCAGCGTGCAGCACGCTGAGCGTGCGACCGATGACAGAGCGTTCCTCCAACACCTCGCGCAGCTCGAAACCGCCCTCCGCCTCGGCCGAGCTGTAGACCGCAGCCGATCCGGGCCAGGGCGTCGCCGTGACTGCCAAGTGCGGTGCGTGGGCGATCTCCTCGCCGGTCAACAGAGGCAGGTCCATGAAGATCGGCAACACTGGCACGGGCGCCACGTATTCGCTGACGCGGGGCCTGTCGTCGTCATGGGGGACCGGCCGGTAGGGGCCGGGCTCGACCCGCGTCGCCTCGATCCGAGACAGGCCGTCAGCCTCCAGCCGGTCGATCCGGTACCGGCCCTGCGCCCCCTCGGGCAATCCGCCCGGCCCGTCGTCGGGCAAAAGCTCGATCACGTCCCCCGCGCCCAACCCCATCCGCGACGGCGGCAGCGCGAGATTAAGCCCGTCACGCCCCACCCGCGCCTCCGCCAGCCACCGCCGTGCCCGTGCCCGCGCCGCGGCCCGCGACAGCGACAGCGGAAGCTCGACCCGGCTCACGGTCAGGTTCCCCTCGTCGGGCGCGATCGCCTCGGCGACGCCTGCGCCAAAGTCACCGTCAGCCTCGATATAGCTCAATTGCAGGCGGCCGGCGGTCTCGGCGTCGGGACGGCGCACGCGCTCTACCGCCGTGCCGTCCGGCCCCTCCAGCGCCAGATCCCCCGCGCCCAGCCGCGCCGCCACCCGCGCCCCGCGGTCGGAGAAAACAAGCGCGCCCTCCCGCTCGGCCACGTCGGCGCCTTGGGACATCAATAGGGACTGCAACCTTGCCCGTGCCGTGCCCCCCTCTTCCTGCACCATCCCCCTCAGGCTGCCGTGCAACCGGCTCACGTCATGGGCCGACAGGCCCGCCTCCTCGCAGATCGCCGCCACTACCGCGCCCAGATCCTGCACCGTGCTGCGCCCGCTGATCCAATGCCCCCGCCCGTAGTTCGGCGCATCGGCCCAGCGCGAGCCCAGCGCCGGGAACGCCGGGTAGGGCCGCGCGTCCCAGGCCCAGACAAAGGCCCGGTCCATCGCGATCATCGGCCCGTCGTAAAGCTCGGAATAAGGATTGTTGGCGGGCGCCTTCCAATAGGCATAAAGCGCCTCGAGGTAACGCAGCTGGATCAGGTCGTCCCGCGCCCCTGTCGAGTAATAGGGCATGGCGCTTTCGGACGAACGCGCATCGATGAACTTGTTGGGCTGGTTGGTGCCCTTGTCGATGGCCGGACATCCGATCTCGGTGAACCAGATTGGCTTCATGCGTGGCTGCCAGGCGGTAGCGCTTTCCTGGCGTACCCCGCCTATCCGCTCATGATGGGGCAGGCTCCACCAGCTGCGGACATCCTTGTAGCGGTAGATCCAGTCCTCGCCATGGGCACCGTCGGCGATGGGCTCCCGGTTCTGCTGGCGACGGGCGGCATCGGTGGGGTAGTACCAATCATACCCTTCGCCCCCCTCGATATTCGCCGCCAGGTAGGCCGGGTCATGGATCGCCCCCCAGGCCGCGTCGGCATGCTCGTCGCCGTCGCGCCAGTCCGAAAGCGGCATGTAATTGTCCATGCCCACGAAATCCACGTCCGCATGGGCCCACAGGGGATCGAGGTTGAACAGAATGTCGCCGCTGCCATCCTGGGGATGGTAGCCGAAATACTCGGACCAGTCGGCGGCATAGCCGATCTTGACCTCGGGCCCCAGGATCGCGCGGACCTCCTCGACCAACGCCATCATCTGCGCCACCGCAGGAAAGCTGCCCCCTTCCCCCCGGATCTGCGTCAGCCCGCGCATCTCCGATCCCACGCAAAAGGCCGAAACGCCCCCCGCCAGCGCACAAAGATGGGCGTAATGCAGCACCATCCGCCGATAACCCCAGTCTTCCCCGCCAGTCCACCCGACGGTCATCTCGCCAGCGGTGAAATCGGCAGCGACCGCCGTCCCGAAAAACGCCGCCACCTGATCGGTGGCCGCGGCGCTCGCGTCGACGCTGCCCTCCTGCCCCGGGGCGACATCAAGGGTGATCCGCCCGCGCCACGGCAGGGCCGGCTGACCGGTGCCGCCGCCATAGGGATCGGGCAAGGCGTTGCCCTCGGTCACCTCCATGAGGATGAAGGGATAGAACATCACCGCCTTGCCCTCGGCGTTGAGATGCCGGATCGCCTCCACCACCGACTGGTCGCTGGGCGTGCTGCCATAGACCGGCCCCCCGCCTTCGTCCCGCGTCAGGACCTCCGCAGTCGTGCGTCCCAGCCCCGAGACGGTCCAAGGCATCTCCTCCCCGTCACTTTCGGCCTGTTCCACCTTCGGGCGCAGGCTACACACCCCGCAGCGCAGGTCATCGCCGAACCAGCTGACCACCAGCGACACCGCCTCGCATCCCGGCAACTCCTCGCCCAGCGCCCGGGTCGCGACGGTGAAATCGCTGCCTCCCTGGGGTGTGCTGACATTCAGCGCCCGGCGCTCACCCAACCCGTCGTCAATGTGTACCGGCGTCGTCGCCAGCGCGTAGTCCCCCGTGCCGGGGATAAGCGCCACCGCCTTTGTGCCCAGCGCCACGGTGGTTTCGGGGTCCCGCCCCTCCGGCAGCACCAGGCGCACCACCTCGAACGAGAACTGGGGCACCCGATTGCCGAATGGCTCAAGCGCCAGGTCCTCGATCACCACATAGGCGGTGCCGCGATAGGCGGGCACCATCCCCTCGCCCTCGACCGCCTCGATCTTGGCGTCCGGCAGCTGGTCATCGCCCCCCTTGTAGACGCGCATGTTCAGCTCATCGGCCGCGATCTCGCGACCGTCGGCCCAGACCCGCCCCACACGAAGGATCTCTCCACGGCACAGCGCCAGTGCAAGGCTGACCGAATAGCTGTGGCGCGTCGTGGTCGGGGTCGATGGCTGTCCCTTGCCACCGCCGCTGGTCGTCACGGTCTCGGCGAAACGGGTGGCCCAGATCACCTGCCCGCGAAGGCGGATGCGGCCCGCGGCATCGGCCAGCGGGGCCCCCTCACCCGAGCCACCGATGCGATAGCGGTCGATCGCCCCCGTCTCCACCGGCTCCGAGCCGCCTCCCAGCAGGTAGCCGTCGATCACCCGCCCGGCGGTCGCCCCGATGGCCCGCCCGACAACCAGCGACGACATCCCCAGAAACGAGCCACCGATCCCCGCACCTACTGCCGCCCCCGCGGCCGACAAGACTAAGGTTGCCATCGCGCGCCCCGCTTTCCGATCGTTGCCAAATTCCCGACCCTCGCCCCAAGGCGCGGGTGACCCACAGGCCTTGAGGCTTCCGTGGCCCCCTTCCTCCGTGACGCGAATTCGCCCCCGGGCGCCTTCGCCCGCATCGCGGATCCGGACCCAGCCCCGCCAGGGAAGCAGAACCGCGCCACCACCCGCGCCTGCCAGGCCGGCGACAGGCTGCTTTCCACCACTCCGTGCCCGCTATAGGCATGGACAAAGCGGATCGCCTCCGCCCCAGACACCACGATGCCCAGGTGTTTTGCCACGGCGCCCCGACGCATACGGAACAACAGCACATCGCCCGCCTGCGGCACCGCCCCCCGGGCCGGCAACAGGTGGCGGCGCGCGGCCCGCCACAGGACCTCCTCGCCACTGGCCTCGGACCAGTCGGCGGTATAGGGCGGCACCCGTTCCGGCCAGGGTCCTACGACGGCGGACCAGACCCCCCGGACCAACCCCAGGCAATCGGCACCCAAGCCCCGGCGGGCCGCCTGATGCACGTAGGGTGTGCCCAGCCAGCGCCGTGCCTCGTGCGCCACGGCCGAGCCGTCGGCGCAATTCCTCCCCCCCAGGGCTTCGGCACCGCTCATCCGCCCGCCTCGGACATCAGACTTCCCCCGTCAAGGCGCCCTTCGGCCCGCGGTCCCGCCATGATCCACTCGTCAGGCGGCAGGTGCGGAAAGCCCCTGAAGTTCAGAAGATTGGCAAATTTGTAGCGACAGTCCGAGAGTGATCGGTCGCAACCCGCCTCCAGGCGCACCCGGTCGCCCGGAGCCAACGGCGCACGCAGCTCGGCCCAAAGGGCCAACTCGCGCAGCCCCTCGCGCTGACTGTCGCTTCGCACCACGGTCTCCAGCCCTTGAGCCACCCCGTCCAGCGCCCGCAGACGGCCGCCGGTGAACCACCCGGGCTCAAAGCTTTCCAGCCCCTCGGACAACAGCACGCCCGCGCCCCGCTCCAGGCTGCTGGCGGTCAGGGTCAGCTCAACCGAGTATCCCTCTTGGCTCAGGTCGAACCCGCACGCGCCATCCCCCAGAACCGCCGCACAGCGCGGGTGATAGACCCGCCCCCGGGGTTTGTTCAGCGCCTCAGCCAGGCCGCGCAACTCGGCCTGGAACGCGCCGCCGCTGCGCTTGATCTCTCCCACCGTGCCACGAAACTGAAGAACCCGCGCCGCAGGGTCCGCCCAGTTCACCAGCCACGCCCGCAACTCGGCCCCATCCAGCCGACCGGCGGCGATGTCCGCCTCGGTCAGACTGTCGTGACTGAGGGCGCCCAAGGCCTCCAGATTATCGACCGCCAGCCCCGTGCTTTGCGCCAGCGCCGTCGCCGAAAGCCCGCTTGCCGCCTCGAAGCAAATGCCGTCGAACTCCAGCGGCCGATCATGCTCGGTAAACCCCTGCACCCGCCCGTCGCTGCGCGCCAGGGCCCAGCAGCGCGCGACCGTCGCCGCGCCGCCCGCCAAGTGCGCGTACAGACGTGCCGCCGCCTCGCCCGTCAAAGCCGCACCTCGATCACCGGCACGTTGGGCACCTCTCCGGCGCGGAAGCTTGCGACCGAGACCTGGATCAGGTCGGTGTCGAAGCGCACAGGCACATCGAATTCGAACCCCGCCGTCACCTGCGCCCCCGAATGGGGCGGCGCCGGCAGGGTGCAGAGGCCGGTGTCGATATCCACCTCGAACCCCGCGCCCTGCACCAGTTCCACGTCGTCCACCGCCATCCGGACTGTTCCCGACACGGGCTTGGAAATGGGCCGGGCATACCGGACCCCGCCCGAGACATAGCCCTTGCTCAAGGCAAAGCTGCGCATCACCCCGTCTCCCACGCCGATCACCTGGTCGCCCGCGGCCGGATCGGCCGAGGGGGCACAGGATTTGAAATCCGCCCAATCCTTCCAGCGAAACCCGTGCAGCCGCCCGTGGCGGGCCTCGAAAAAGGCCAGCAGCCCCTCCACATCGTCCAGCGAGCGCAGGCCGACCCCCGCGTCATACCGCCGGCGCGAATGCGCCCAGGGGCTCGACCGTTCCTCGTGGCCGCTGGTCAGGGTCACGATCTCGGTGCGCCGCTCCGGCCCGCCGACCGAGCCGAAGCTCAGCCGCGCGGGAAATCGAACGTCATGAAACGCCATCCGCTTCTCCTGCTGTCTACCTGTTGCGCTCGCCCCGGCTCAGGGCGCGGCCCATCGCGGCGGCGATCTGACTGTGGGAGCGTCGAAACCCTTCGACATCGGGTGTGCTGACATTGACCACGACCGAGACGGCGCGCGCCCCGCCCGCCTCGGCCCGCACCCCCAGGCGCCCGTCCGCCCCCCGGCTGAGGGGCATGATCGCCTCGGGGCCGGCCTCTCCCATCAGTCCTGTCGCACCGCGCATCGCGAATGTCGTGGGCCCCGTCACCACGCCGCCCCCCGCAAAGGGGATCACGCGTCCCTGGGCAAACCCGCCCCCCGCCGCGAACGGCAACAATGTCGAGGACACCGCGTTCAACCCCTGCGCCAGCGCCCCGCCCAGGGCGTTCTGCACCGGCTTCATCGCGGCGGAATAGACGTTGTCGATCAACGACCGCGCCACCATCCGCAGCGCGTCCGAGGCCCGAAGCCCGTCGAACACCAACCCGTCGAAGGCCCGCCGCAGCCCGCCTCCGATCCCCCGTGACAGGCTGGCCGTCTCCTGCGCCGTCCAGGTCATGCTGTCACGCATGCGGTCCAGCTCTCCGTTGAAGGCCGCCGTCAACGCCGCCGCACCGCCCAGCGACTTCTCCAGCGTCTCGATCTCGTCCTCCAGGCGCTCCAGCGCCTCGCCCCCGTCGCTCATTCGCCCATTCCCCCATGATCCGGATAAAGCCGCGCCAACTCGTCCAGCCGGGCGCGCCCGACCACCCCGGCGGCGGGCGCCCCGGACCCGCCGCCCAGCAACAGCGTCAATTCGGCCGGGGTCAGGCGCCAGAAATCCCACGGCCTCAGCCCCAGTTCACGGCAGCCCGCGCGCATCAGCTCCGGCCAATCGAAGGCCCCACTGCCGCCCGGGCCCTTGTCCCCGCTCATCCGTCGCCCGGCTCGGGCAGTTGGAAGGCGCGCACCAGAAGTTGCGCCGCCGCCCGCGCCGCCGCCACCGGCCCGCCGTCGATCTCGGCGCTCAGCAGATCCGCCGCCCCGCCGCGCCAGCCGCCCCCGCGCAGCCCCGCCACGATCAGGCGCAGAACGTCCGCGCTGGAAAACGCGCCCCCCTCGAAGCGCGTCACCAGGTCCACCAGCGTCTCGGCACCCAGATCACCCTCCAGCTCGGCCAGCGCACCGAGGGTCAGCTTCATGACCCGCCGCTCGCCGTCGATGCGGATATCGACCTCGCCGCTCCAGGGATTGCCCATCAGGCAACCGGCGCATCGGCGGCAAAGCTCAGCGCGCCCGCCGACGCGAGGCTCAGCTCGAACGTGGCCTCGCCATCATGGCTGCCGGCATATTCGATCGCGCTGATCTGGAACGGCCCCTCGATGACGCCGAAGTCAGGAATGATGATCTGGAAATCCGGGGTCTCGCCGTCGAAAAAGACCTGCCTTGCCCGCTCGTCCGTGGTCGCGTCCTTGAACACCCCCGATCCCGACAGGCTGGCCGAGCGGACGCCGCCGCCGGCCAGAAGCTCGCGCCAGCCCCCCGCGCTTTCCAGCGATGTCACGTCCACCGGCGAGGTGTTGAAGCTCAGCCGCGTCGCCCGCAACCCCGCGATGGTCTCGAACTGGCCGGCCCCGGTCAGGTCCAGCTTGATAAGAAGATCTCTGCCGTTCTGTGCGCCCATGAAAGTCGCTCCTTGGAAATGTTCAATCCTCGACCCGGGCGCGGAAGCTCAGGTCGATGCGGCGGCGCGCCCCGCCGCTCTCGCGCCTGGCCACCGCCCGCAGAAAGTGCAGCGCCACCAGCCGCCCCCGCTCAAGCGGCCCGGGCCCCGCGCCCGACACGCCCGTCAACGCATCGGTGACCGCCACCGCCACCTGCTTGGCGGCCGAAAAGCCCTCCGGCCCGCCGATCACGCTGATCTGCAGATCGTGCAACGCACCCGCGCCCGTGCTGTCCGAGCGGTCGCGCACCTTCTCGGGGCCCAGCGTGACGTAAAGCTCGGGCACCGGCCCCGAAGGGGCGGCATCGAAGATCCGCCCCGGCACCAGCGCCTGCACCCCCGCATCCGCCTCCAGCGCCGCAAAGACCGCCCGCTGCAGGGCCAGCGAAACGCCATAGCTCATGCGGCCCCCTCCTCGCGGACGTGACAGGTCAGGTAGCGCCCGGCGGGGTCGTCCTCGGCCACCGCGAGGATGTGGAAGATGCGCGCGCCCTCGCGAAACCGCTGGTCGGGTCGCGGCCGGGCCGGGTCGCCCACGGGCGCGGCCCGCACCACCACGCGAAAGCTTTGCAGCGCCCGGGGCAGATCGCCCCGCAGGCGCCCGCCCGCCTCGCGCCCGGGGCCTGCCCTCACCGCCGCCCAGACCGTGCCCAGCGCCACCCAGGCGCGGCTCTGCCCGCCCGCGCCGTCGGGCACCGCCTCGGGCCCCTCGAGGGTCAGAAGGCGGCTCAGGGCCACGCCGCTCATGCCAGGCCCCGCGCGGCACCAAGGCGGGCCGGCAGGTAAGGTCCGATCAGCGCCAGCACCGCGGGCGCCAGCCCCCCGCCGCCGCCCGCGTCCGCGCCGAGGCCGCGATCCTCGTAGAACCGGGCCGCCTGGATCATCACCGCCTGGCGAAGATCCACGGGCACCCCGGCCCAATCGGCGCCCAGCCCCGCCTCGAACACCAGCCGCAGGTGTCCATCGACCGGCACCTCCGGCAGGCCTGCGCCCCGCCCCAGCAGGACCGGGACACCGCCCAGCCGCCCCAGCCCATAGCGTTCGGCACCGATCTCGGTGGCCGTGCCGTCGCCCGCGACCTCCTCAAGCCGCGTCAGCGAAACCACTGGCGCGATGGGGATCGGCTGCCCCTCCCGCGTGGCCCAGGACCAGATCCGCCAGGTAAAGCTCCGGCGCAGCAGGGCCTGGCCCGTGCGCCCCTCGATCTGGGCCAGCGACGCCCGCAGGCAGGCCTCCAACAGCCCGTCCTGCAAGCTGTCGCTGGCAAAGCCCGTGCCAAGGCGCAGATGCTCGCGCAGCCCCCCGATCGGCAGAAGCCCGGCCGCGACCGCGGTGTCTTCGACAAGTACCATTCCCCGCCCCCGTCAGTTGAATGTGTCAAGATCGCGTACCGGCGCGGGCTGCCCCCTTGGGGACAGTCCCCGCGCCGGCCCCTGCTCACGAGGTCGAGAATTTCAGCAGCTTGATCGCGGCAAAGTCGCTGACCGCCCCGCCGACCCGCTTGGTGGCGTAGAACAGCACGTGCGGCTTGGCCGAGAAGGGATCGCGCAGGATCCGCAGGTCGGGCCGGTCCGCCACGGTGTAACCGGCCGCGAAATCGCCAAAGGCGATGGCATGGGCGCCGGTGGCGATATCGGGCATGTCCTCGGCGATCAGCACGGGATAGCCCATCAGCCGCGCAGGCTCCCCCGCCGCCAGCCCGTCGGTCCACAGGAAGCGCCCATCGGCATCCTTCATCTTTCGCACCGCCCCCGCCGTGCGCGAATTCATCACGAAGCTGCCGTTGGCGCGGTAGCGCGCGCCCAGCGCATAGACCAGATCGACGATGGCGTCGGCGGCGTTGATGGCGGCGAAATCCCCCGCAGCACCCGTCGGCACGTAGCCCAGGTTGCCCCAGTTCCACAGATCATCCGACACCACGGTATAGGACAGAAAGCCCTTGGGCTTGTCGACACCATCGCCCGAAACGAAGGCCTGCGCCTCGGCGCGGGCGAACTTGTCGGCGATGCGCGCCGCCAGCCAGCCCTCGATATCGAAGGCGCTGTCGTCCAGCTGCCGCTGGCTGGCCTTGGGCAGGGCCGACAGCTCGTGCAGGGGAATCGAGATGCGTTCGATCTGGGGCGTGTCGCTCTCGGCCACAGCGGCGCTTTCCGTGGCCCAGCCCGAGCCCACGTCTGTATGATCCACCAGCACGTCATAGGACGTGCTTTCCACCGCCACCACGTTCGAGATCGCGCGCAGCGACGCGGCCGAGCGCAGAACGCTCTCGATCCGGTCCGAGGTCTGCGGATCAACGAGGTAGCCGCCATCGGCCGCGACGCTGGTGCCCAGCGCCTTCTCCTCCAGCGCCAGCCCCCGCAGCGCATCCTCGTCACCCGAGCGGACGTAGCTTTCGAAGGCCTTGCGATGGGGCGCGGCCCCCTGCGGCTCGGCCGCGGCCAGGGGCGGACGGCGGTGGGAAATCATCTTGCGATCCAGCATTTTCAGTCGCTCTTCCTGTTTGGTGAACATGGTCTTGATGTCGGTCTGAAGGGCCGTCAGCTCGGCGGTGAACCCCTCGCGGGCGGCCCGCACCTCGGGGCTGTCCCCATCGGGCGCCCCGTGGGACAGCTCCCAGGGCGGGGCCGGTGATCTTTCGACGGGCACGGCCTGGCCGGCCCGCGGCGTTGCTGCGGGTGTTGTCATGTGTCGATCCTGTGTTGGTTGGAACTCGTGGCGGCAGCGCGGCGCCGGGGCACCGGCCAAGTGTGGCGAAAGCCCGGCGCCCAGCCGCCCGGCTCAGCGCCCCGGCAATTCCCGCCGCATTTGCGCCAGCTGTCCGGTCATCTCGCGCAGGGCCGCGATCGCGCCCCGTTGCGACTGCGCCTTGGCGCCCAGCCGCGCCTCGGTCTGCATCGGGAAAGTCACAAGCGAGACCTCCCACAGCTCCAGTTCGGACAAAAGCCGCCGGCCCTTGCCATCCCGTTCTGAGCGCAAGGTGCGATACCCGATAGACAGCCCGTCCAGCGCCCCCGCTTCAATCAGCGCCGCCGCCTCCCGGCCCCGCGCCACCTCGGTCAGCAGCCGGCCTTTCACGTAAAGACCCATGCCGTCCTCGCGCACCTCGTCCCAGGTGCCGATGGGCTGGGCGGGGTCGTGCTGCCACAACATGCGGATCCGCCCGCCCTGGGCCGCCATCCGCGCCAGCGAGGCCGCGTAGGCACCCTTCTGGATGATGTCGCCGCCCTGGTCGACCGCACCGAATACCGACGCGTAGCCCGAGATCACCGTCCCGTCGCTGACCGTCAGCCCGGCGTCAAAGCGCCGGAACTTGTGTTCCATCTCCCCGGGGGGACCCGTATCACTCATTCGCGCTCTCCTCTCATCGGGCCACCAGACCCTGCACCGCCTCGGTCAGAACCGCCCCCAGCACGCCGAAGACCGTCAGCCAAAGCCGCCGGTCCAGCCGGACCAGCATCGTGTCGATCACGCCCAGCCGGTATTCCAGCGCCGCCCAGCGTTCCTCCAGAACCCGCTCCAGGATCTCGGGGCCCTGGCCCCGCCGCCCCTCGAACGGCTCGTAAAGAAAGCGCGATCCAGCCTGCCCCGCCCCCGGCCGCGCCGGTGCGCCCTCGGGGGCGGGCCGCCCGCCGCCCCGTCGCTCGGACAAATCACGCTCGCGCATAGGGGCCTCACGCATCGGCTTGCGCCGGCAGGCCCAGCAGGCGCCGCTTCTCGGCGTCGCTCAGGAAATCCGCGCCGCTGACCCGCGCCCAAAGCTGGTCGCGCTCGGCCGCCAGCGCCGGCACCCGGTCGGGATCGGGCAAAAGCGATACGCGCCCCGCCCCGTGATCCGACAGCCAGACCGACAGCGCCGCCAGCACCCGGCTTGCCAGGGGCAGCACCGTCAGCCGGTAGAAGGCGCGATTTGCCTCCTGGTAATTGGCATAGGTGGCGTCGCCAGGGATGCCGAGGATCATTGGCGGCACGCCGAAGGCCACGGCGATCTCGCGCGCGGCGGCCTCCTTGGTCTTCTGGAACTCCATGTCCGAAGGCGAGAACCCCATCGGCTTCCAGTCGAGCCCCCCTTCAAGCAGCATCGGCCGCCCGGCGTTGCGAGACCCCTGATGATGCCCCTCCATCTCGGCGACCAGCCTGTCGTACTGGGCCGTGCTCAGGCTGCCCTGCCCGTCCGGCCCCTTGAAGACCAGCGCCCCCGAGGGCCGCGCCGCATTGTCCAGCAAGGCCTTCGACCAGCGCGAGGCCGCGTTGTGCACATCCACCGCCGAGGCCGCAGGCTGCATCGGCGACAGGCCGTGGTGATCGTCCTGGGGATGGAACTGGCGCACATGGCAGATCGCGGGCGGCGTGCCCTGCGCGTCAAAGCGATGCCGGCGCGCGCCTACCGTGTATTCATAAGCCAACGGCCAGCCATCCGCCCCCGGCACCAACCGCATCCGTTCGGGCCGCAAGGCGTGCAGCTCACGCGGCAATTCCCCCGGCTCGCCGCCCACCGCCTCGACATAGGCATCCCCCGTCAGCAGCAGATGGGCGAAAAGCGCTTCCAGAAACTCGGCCCGGCCCTGTCCGGTGTTGGGCCGCCGCACCAGGTCCCAGACCGGGTGCTCCTCATAACGCCGCTCGGCATCCTGCAGGACCAACGGCACGGCCGCTGCCGCCTCCGAGATCAGCTTGACCGCCCGGAACCCCACTGGGTTGCCCGCGTATCCCGCCCGCGTCAACGAGGCCGGATCCCGGGGCGACCAGGCCACCCGCCCCGATCCATGATAGGCCAGCAAGGGCTTGGAGACAGAGGATTTCCGCTCCGCGGGCCGCTGATCGCGCCGCAAGAAATCGAACACCATGACGGGTCCTTTCGGTTCAAGATTGACAAGACGCCCGTTGACGCCCGGAAATGCATCGCCCTCCGGCCCCCGGCGTGCATCCCGCCACCGGTCCGGATCTTCCGTGCGCTGACCGGTGGTCCCTACAGAAGCCGCGTGCGCGGCTCGCGCCAGCGCATCCCCGGCTCCACCAGCAGGTCCCACAGCGCCCAGACAAGCGCGTCCAGCCGGTCGGGGCTGCCGTCGCCCCGGAACCCCTGGGCCGTCATCTGGCACATCTGGTCCTCCAGCCGCGCCAGGTGGCGCAGATGGGCGACCCGCCCCTGCTCGTAAAGCGCCGCCACCGGCTCGGCCCGGGCGCCCTTGGACCGGCTGGCCCGCACCCCGCGATAGGGCATCAGCGCGTCGTGCTGGCGCAGCAGCGTCTCGACAAGGTCGCCCCCCTGGTTGACCTCAGCGACGACGCGGTCGGCCCGGTGGTGCCGCGCGGCCTCGACCACCGCCCGGATCCACCCGTCCGGTGAGCCGCGCAGACTCAGGTCCGCCAGCACCACCGCCCGCCAGTCCTGGGGCGGCCCCTGGGTGGAGGCTCCGGCCACGATGATCCCGCATTCGTCCGATCCCGCGTGCCCCGTCACCGGCGGATCGACCGCCACCACGATCCGGTCCAGCGCCGGCGCCCGCTCCAGCCGCCCGGCCTCCAGCGCCGAGGATTGCCAAAGCGCGCCCTCGACATCCTCGATCATCTCGCCATCCAGCTCCTGCCGGCCCAGTCGCGTGCCACCGTGCCGCCGCTCCACCTCGCGCAGGAAACTCGCCGCCAGGTTGGCGCGGTTGGCACGGGTCGGGGCCTGGGTCACGCGGGTGCGCGGGTCGCTCATCAGCGCCTTCAGCACGCCGCGGTTGCGCGGGGTCGTCGTAACCACCCGGCGCGGGTGCGGTCCCAGCCGCAGCGCGAACTGCAACTGGGTCCAGACCTCCTCGGCCTTCTTCCACTTGCCCAGCTCGTCCACCCAGGCGGCGTCGAACTGGGGCCCGCGCAGGGCCTCGGGCTCGCGCGCGGAAAAGGCTGTCGCCACCGCACCGTTGGGCCAGACAAGGCGCCGGCGCGTCGCCTGCCACTCGGGCCGCCTGTCGGGTGGCGAGCATGCAAGGATCCCGCTTTCGCCCATGATCATCACGTCGCGGACCTGATCGAAGGTCTCGCCCACCAGGGCCACCCGGGCCGACCGGCCCTTGTCCTCCGGCCGCGCGCCCTCGACCTCCGAGCGGACCCATTCGGCGCCGGCGCGGGTCTTGCCGGCCCCCCGGCCGCCCAGGATCAGCCAGCTGTCCCAATCCTCGTCAAGCGGCGGCAACTGGTGCGGCATCGCCCAGAACTCGAACATCCAGGGCAAGGCGGCGACGGTGGCGTCACTCAGCCCCGTCAGAAAGGGTTCCACCACCTCGGGCGGCTCTGAGGCCAGCCAGCCGGCGGCACACCTCATCCCGGGCTGCGGCAAGGTCGAGGCATCCGCCTCCGCCGTCCCCTGCCAAGCGATTGCGGAAGATTTCAA